GGAATGCCATCTTTCGAATGCACCTTGTCACGCCCATCAAGAATGCTGATAGACGTGACGATTGCATTGTAGACAGCACGATCTTTACAATACTTTTCTGTTTCATTGACTGCCCAGTCAAGATTCGTCTCTTGATTTTCAAACGAATTGACCATTCCCATCACTTCTGAAAAAGAATCTTCGGGAATGTTATTATCGTTATGAAAAGCAATCTCTAGTGCATCCTTGTTAGGCAAGGCATTGTACTTATTGATGAACTCAGCAATGTGATTGAAGATTAGTTTTGTATTGTACTCGGTAAAGTAATCTTCTTTTAGAAATGGAAAAACCTTTCTCATGTACGGTTCATTGTACATGAGATTAGACAGAATCGTTTGCTCAATTGCCATTTGCTTCCTTGAATTCTTCTACTGCTTTTGCGATGATATCAGACATGATTAATTGCATTGTATCAATAAACTCAGGAGAATCATAGTCCTCTTTTAAAAGTCCTTCGGGAATGTTGATAGTGTGGTAGTCGACCAACATGTTGCCTTCTTGTTGTTCATCAAAGTCAACACTTTCAATTTGAATGACTGTTTCTTTAAACTTACCTTCGATGATTTCAACGCCCCAACGAGCATTGTCAACTGCCCAGGGGCGATAAAGTTCACTCAGCTGCATCATACTCTCCTTCGATGTCTTGTGTGCTCATATCTGACATGATACTATTTGAAGAAACTTTGTACCGGGTTTCTACGAATTCGTTGAATGCTTTGTTGGTGATGATAGGAAGCCAAAACTCTTTATTCTGTGTGTCTGCAAGTCGATACTTCTTATCTTCACCTGCTCGAGCATACCACCCGTTTGACGGTTTGATCACAAACCCGCCTTCCATAGCAACATCAAGCAATCCTGACCACTTACTGATGCCTCCTTCGAACGATACTTCAACTGCAAGTTTTGATTTCTCGCGAACATAACGAGATTTTTCAACATTGATGATGAAGTTGTATCCAGTCAGTTCAGTTCCATCTTTCTCTTGTTGACGCCCGATGATGAAGATATTGTCTGCAGAATAGTAAACGCCTGTGCCTCCCGACACAACATCCTTCGGATACAATCCGATCTCTTTGTAAGTATGATTGACGACAACCATCGGAATGTCTTTGATAGTCAAGTGAGGGGTGACCATACGAAACAATGATTTCATCTGTTTTGCACGAGACATGTCAGCAACTGACTTGCCTTCAATTGCATCCTCAACTTCTTTCTTTGACGCCAGATTACCCACCGAGTCAACAATGATGATTACATGATCACCTCGAGCAATGTTATTCAATTGAGACATTGCATCATGCTTCAATTGTTCAATGTCAGTGATTGGAGTATGCACAACTCGATTGGTATCGATCCCAAACGAATCAAAGTAAGATTGTGGTGATCCAAACTCTGAGTCATAGAACAGCACAACTGAATCATCATACTTGTCCAGGTATGACTTTGCCAACATCAAAGCAAAAGCTGTCTTGAAGTGTTTTGACGGACCCGCAAAGACAGTCAATCCGGGAGTCAATCCTCCAGTCAAACTACCTGACAATGCAACATTCAAAATGGGCACGGGTGTCTGAATCATATCCTTCTTGTTGAAGAATTTTGACTCGGACAAAGTTGCAGTTTCTTTGATAGTCGTATTCTTTTTAAGTTTCTCTAGTAGCGACATATGGTTCCTTATGAAAAGAGATCTGCTAAAGTTGCTTGAGGTTTGGCACTCCACCCCATGCATTCAAGAATAGCAGACAATGGTTCAACGAATGTTTTCTCGAACATTGTATTGTAATCGACATACTTTGTCAATTCAAGTTCCTTCGGAAGTTCACCGATAAAGGCAATACAGTTTTCACTAATCGGATTAGGTTCCTTCAGATACAGAAACTTGATCTTGTCACCTTCCTGAATCGACTCATACTTTTTAGTCAATCCTTTCTTAGTCAGATGAAAGTTATACAACAAGGATCCTCGTACATGCATCGGTGTCGCGATTTTATAAATCTTTGCATTGTCAGAATACTTTTGTAATCCTTTGACACCTCGAGGAAAGGCAATCTCTTGAGGTTTTAGTTTCTTGAAGTTTGCTTCAACTTCTTCAATGTATCTCTGAACGTCACCTTGTGTCTTGACCAATGCCAAACGAACTGCCTCACGCAATGCTTCGCGAACCGGTTCAGGTGTAGATGACTTAACGATTTCCAATCCCATGACTTTCAGCTTGGGATCAGTGTATCGAACACCTTCATTGTCAAATACATTCAAGGCATATCTTTTCTTTGCAACCCAAATGCCGCTATCGCTGATCGCTTCTCGCTTGAAGTAGATTTTCTTGTCGAAGGCATTGGTGTAGATCGCCATCTCTTCACATGCCTTGTTGATCACCTTAACAATCTTATCTTCACAAATCTTGTCAAGCAAGTCAATGATCTTTTCTTTCGGTTGATTGGCAAAGAATTTATCAACCAAAGGTTTCAACGTGATATAGCAACTGTCTGTATCGCTGTAAAACGAATAGTCAAAATTAGTTGTCCCGCATACTTTGTTCAGATAAACATTGAGTGCCTTGCCCACTCGTTGAATTATGTATTGACCGGTGATAGTGATACCTTCAGCAATTCGATCATCATAGAATCGAAAGTATTCATTGCCCCATGCACCGAACAAGGAGTTCAACTGAATCTTTCTTGCCATCTGAAAGTTGTTGTACTTCGAGATTTCTTTTTGATACTTCTTGTCTTTGGTTTCCTCATATTGCTTTTGTGCTGCAATCATTGACTTCTTGTATCGTTGACGGTCATCGAACAACTTCTGAACAATCTCCGGAAACAATCCTTGTTTGTCAGTACGATAGAAGTGTCCGTTCGCTGCCATGACATCATTTTCGATAGGTAAGTCAAACGCATGATTGACCATGCCTTCAATCGTAGTATCAAAAATCTTACCTTCGATCATTGTCTCGGGAGACATGTTGTACTGCATGATGATTGACGGATACAGAGAAGTTGCATCGAATGAAACAACCCAATCATACTTACCTGGTTTGGGTTCCTTTACGAATGCGCCAATGATCTGACGACCTCGCCTTGACTCATCTCGTTGATGAACAATGATGTTCTTGTTCCAAAGATGATTGTAAAGAATGCAATCCCAAGTACGCACCGCTGAAAAGACATCGTTGTAGTTGCACTTGGCATCGTATGCCATCGTAATGATCAGTTCGATCAAACGCATCTTATCTTCAAGTTGGTCAACCAGTTCAACGTCAACCACGTTGTATTCGACGAACCGTTGCCAATCATTGCGATAGAACTCTCGAAAGGAATCATACTCATGCTCTAGCTTTTGCTTGCCTAGTTCAACTCGAGCAATGTAGTCAAGTTTGTATGATTCTTGTGCTGAGTAAGTAAACTTCTTGTACAGTTCGATATAGTCAAGAATCGATACACCAAGAATATCAAATGCCATTGTGACCTTACCCATACGCTCAAAGGATCGGTCGTTAATAACATTCCATGGCGATAGCTTACGAGATGCCTCGGGACCCATGACTCGTTCCATACGCTTGATCAGATACGGAATGTCAAAGGTCTCACAATTCCAACCAGTGATCACATGAGGAAATCTTTGTTGAATGAATGCAATAAACTTGCTCAGCAAGTCATATTCATCTCGACACAGAACATAGGTGTGATTCTTCTGCTTCACATCAAAGGCATTGCATCCGAAAGTGATGATGTCTTTGCTTACATAATCTTGCAGTGTGATGAGAAGAATCGACTCAACCGGATTGTTGACATTGGGAAATCCATTCTCAGCAGATGTCTCAATGTCAAGTGAGTAGATGACCATCGAGGAGATGTCAAAAGAGATTTCTCCTGGATAGTTTTCTGTGATGTATTGATAGGCAAAGTTTTTGTTGCCGAAGATTTCAAAGTTCTCTATCTCGGAATACTGTTTGATATAGTCCTTAGCATCGTTGATTTCACCAAAGGTGATCGGTTCAAGGTTGTCGCCAAACAACGACTTGAAGTTCGATTGCTTCTTTGACTTTACGAAAAGTGTAGGTTTGAATGCGTCCTTGTGTTGTGTCAGGTAACCGTTATCGACTGCTCGAACCAGAACACGGTTGCCATACTGAATGACGCTGGTATAAAACTTAGACATAGCTCTCCTTGCAAAACATTATAATAACACAGCAGAGCTGAGAATGCAATGGTGGGCGCGGTGGGGTTCGAACCCACGACCAAGAAATTATGAGTTTCCTGCTCTTCCTCTGAGCTACACGCCCAATTGGTGCCCGGGACCGGATTCGAACCGGTACGCCCCTTTCGGAAGCGGCAGATTTTAAGTCTGCTGTGTCTACCTGTTTCACCACCCGGGCGAACTTACTCGTGATATGCTACTTTATCTGTTACCCACTTGTCCAAAAACTGATTATAGAATTGACGAACAGTATAAGTTTCAAGCCAAACTTTTTTGTCATCAATTAGTTTTGGGAGCCAAGCAAATTTAGTTCGGTATCGAATTGATCCGTTTTCAGGAAGTTGCCACTTCATCTTCATCCTCTTCTCTTGCATGTTCATCACAAGAAGTGTAATACCATCCTCGCCCACGAAATTTTCCTACGTTTCCACAAACTT